CAAAAAGGCCCTTCATTTGAAGAGCCTTTTTTATTTGGTTGGATTGAGTGGTTTTTCTTTTCTGATGTAATGTTGAGTGGTTCGTGCAGAAGTGTGTCCTAGCTGTTTTCTTGCTCGTTCATCATCAATCATTAATGATAGGTCTGTTGCTGCTTTAGCTCGAAGATCTCTCAATTGCACTTGGTTGATCTCTTCTGCTAGCTCTTTATATTTTATTGATGCCGCATTACGGGTATCTTTGAAATAATCTGTAAGCGATCTCCGCTCGAGCTTTCGCCCCCATTTATTCGTAAATAGGAACTGATTTTCTTCAGTGATCCGCTTGTCGATAATCTCTTTTAGTTTACCTATAATTTTAATCGCAACACGTTTACCTGTTTTTTGCTGTGTAATATGCAGTAAATCGTTGTAGATGTGTGAACTATGGATTTTCACCACGTCTATTGGGCGTTGTCCGGTTAAATACATCACATCCATAATGTCCTTCATATCCCCTGTGGCGCAGTCGTAGATTTTATCCAAGATATAATCTTCAATGTACACATCACGGTAATTCACTTTGAATTTTTTAACCCCTGTTGATGGACTAATCTTTTCAGTGTAACCCCATTCTCTCGCCATGCTCCAAATGTGGCCAAATAAACCAACTTAGATATTTGCTGTTGGTTTAACGTCTTTTCTCCAATCTAAATATTCACGAATGTGTATAGGCTCTATTTCATCAAGGGTAAATGGTGGATCTTGAAAGTATTGGCGCAATTTCTTTATTGCCTGAATGTTTGAGTTTCGAGTGTTCTTCGCTTTTTTAAGCGGCACAACTTCTTTTTCATATCGCTCAAGCACTTCAATGAAAAGGATATTATCTTTTTTCGTCAGATACTGCATATTCAGCTTTGCAGCTTCCAGAATAGCAAAGTGCTTATCTTTACCTAAAGCAACTTCTTTTTTATCTGCCATCGTGTAGTAGTAATAAACCACGATTGAGCCATCCGCTCTTTTTCGATTCCGACACACCAAACCTTGTGGCAATCCTTGATTAATTCGTTTTCTTGGACGTGCCATAATATCCCCCTTACTAACTTAATACTGCAGACCGCCTTCTTTCCTTTGTTTGGGTAATCTGCTGCACTTTCTCACCTTTCAAAATTTTGTCACCATCAGATCGTAAAACAAGCGGGAATTTTCTATTTCCTTTCGGGTGAAGGAAAGGAATTCCAAACTCATTCAAGCTTTTCATCTGATATTTAGGGCAAACATATCCAGTTATTAACGCTAATAATTCTGGACTGCAGTATTCATCAAAAAATTCTCTTTCCATAAAATCTCCAATAAACTGCTATTTATTTAATTTAAATCTAGCTGCTTGTACCTCATTTACAGCCTTGTAAATTCTGTATCTTTGCGAAATCGGGATTTTTAAATCTCCCGGATGCATTTCAAAATGCGAGTATCCATTTCCGATCCAAAAGCTAGCTTTATTGTTTTTGTTATTCAAAGTAAAATCATCCACGCACCAATCGGAAGGCTTGTTCTCTAGGCTGTCTATTAATTCTTTCCACGGGCTGACAGGTTCCCGTTGTAGTAATCTACAAACAAATAATGGTGTCTTGTTCATTTTTTTTGCTCCAATAAAAAAAAACGCCATTTCTGACGGTTTATTAATGATTAATTTTGCTAGCCAATTTCTAGCACGCCATTGCTCTCTGCTTGGTCTAAAAATTCGTAAACAATTTTTATTGCTTGTTCAACTTGTTTAATTTGCTCTGCATCAGCCAGTAATTCGCTTGGTTTGATGTAACCGCCATTGGTTAGGTCATAATAAGGATCAGTTGAGTAAATAGCTTCTTCTATGGTTTTAAAGTTAAATTTCATTTAGCACCTCTTCTTTTGTTGTTGAAAAATAAAAACCGCCCATAAGAGCGGTTGTAACGATTTATTTTAGTTAGCCGATAAACGATATAGCAAATGTTCAAAATCGGCTCTGTGGGCTTGTTTAAGCGGTTCTATGAGCTTTCTAGCTAGTGGCAAAGATTTATCATAGTAACGCTTGTATTCTGTGTGATGTCCGTAAACGGTAGGACTGAAAGACGATCCGATTGTTTCTAACGGTTTAATCAATCTTCCAAGTAACCAATTCATTTGCCCATGCGAGAATAACAAAAGAGTAATATTTGAGATTTCTTCTTTCGTTAATTCAAATTTGAATTTTTCTTCCGCTGGTGGAAGTGCAATAGGTTGTAAGTTCATAATGAACGCCATCGCATTTCCGAATTGGCTTTGTGGGATTTGGTCATATTTAGCAACTTTGAAAGCAGATTTTAACTGGCGGTAGATTTCTTGCCAGTGTAAGCCTGTTATATGGTGTGCTTGTTGTACCGCAGATTGGATCGCCTGTTGTTGTTCAGGTGTAATGGTATTTGGTAAAAGTGCGGTCGAATTTTTGTGTAAATTTAAGAACGCACGTAATACAACTAAATGGAATTTAGGACTAATCCACATCGCATAGGCGAGCATTAATTCTTCGCAAGCATAAGTACCGCCTTGCGCCCCTCTAATAACTTTTAAAGCGATGTTGGAATTCTCGCATCGCTCAATTTCTGCGGTGAGATCTTTTGTTGTATCAAGGCGAGTAAATCTTCTCGGGCTATGTTTTTCTAAACCGCCACTAGCTTGATGAAGATCGTTTAAAGAAAATAGGTTTTCGTATGAGTGAATTGAAGTATTAAGAATTGCCAAGTTTGACATTTTTATGCCTCTGATGATTTAAGTTAAGTAATCCGATCATTAAGTAGGTGATCGGGGTTCAACTTACCGCATCAGACGGCGGAGCTTATTCAGATGTATTGTATATCGCTCTCTCGCCCCGATCATTGGAAATGACCAGATTTGGTCATTTAAATTTTAGGCATAAAAAAACCGCTATGCTATCGGGTGCGGAGAACCGCTGATGTTGTAAGTACGGTTATCATAATCCGAAGTATAAGCGGTGTCAATATATAGCAATCTTAGCTAATTATTCATCATTCCGTTTATTTTGTTCGATCCATTTCCTCACTTCCTCGCCACTCCAGCTAAGGATATATGGCTGAGGATATATAGGCTTTGGAAATTTACCATCACGAACGAGATTATAAAGTTCATCTTCGCTAAGCTTTGTCGCCTCACAAACAAGAGCAAGCGGCATTACAGCAAACGGAGTGAAGTTAGTTTTGATTCCTGCTTTTTCCATATTCATCACCTTAAATTTTTTGAATATGATAACATAAGGATTAAATAAATAATCACGTCAATTATAAATCTTCCGGCAGTGCTGGAAGTGGTTGCCAGTGCGTAATTTCATCACAAAAATCCCACCCCTCGTCACTGTAAAAACTCACCACTTGAATATTTCCAATTTTATTAATGGCTAATACTGGTTCGCTATAACCATCATCATCTAGATCGGGCAATCTATCACTACACTTAATCCATCCACTCATATCACACCACCAATTTGATAATCTTCCACGCAACGCCAAGAAATAATCCTATTCCAGCTCCAGCCATCGCAATAACATACGCTCCAGTCAATAAATAGACTATCCATTCTATAAATGCTTTCATATTTACTCCATCATACTTTTCATAAAATCAATCCATTTTTGAGCATCTTCTTTTGTGCGAAAGCATTGAGCATTTTCAGCCATTCCAACATCGCTATCGTCATCTTTATCATAGTGTCTGGCGAGTTGAACCCCATATTCATTAATATAATAATAACTATCGCCACTTTTAGGCTTAAACGGCTTAGGTAAACCTTCAATGCTAATCTTTGGCTCTTCCCACATGCCGACAATATCAAGATCACCCTGGTTTACTGTGTAGGCGCCGCAATCTTTCCAGTTTTCCGATGCGCTCTTGATGGTACCATCTTTATTAAAAACAATACCTATCAATGGATAAGGTTCAGTTGAGCCACCCGTATATGAAAACTCATCGGGAACACGGTAATAAACGATGGCTTTAAATCCGCCACGTAATTTTACAGGCTTGCCATTCAATGCTGCTTTTAAGTCAAACTCTTTCATTTTCTTCCTCCTAAAACAAAAGGCGCTCACTTGGAACGCCTATTGGATTTGTTAAATATTGATTTACTGCTTTGTAAATATCCACTATTAATTCAAGTGGAATGTTCGATCTTTCATTGTATGATTTTGAAAAATCCTCCCATTGTTGCTGAGGCTTTGATTTATGATTGTTTCGTAATCCAAGATTAATATTGCTCTTAAATTTTGTTGGTTTACGCAAAGGGTAGTTATACAAGTTATAGTGCGCCAAATTATCAAAAGAGATCTGAAAATTGAGAATATCATTTACATAATGCCAAATCTTGCTGCTTGCCGGATTTTCTATTACATAAACTTTCGGATTGTAACGTTTGATAATTTCTATCGTGTTGTAGATACAAAGTTCACCATTAATGCGGTTTAGGAAAGAGCGGTCATATTTAAATTGGACGTGCGGTAAATCATAATCCGCACGACTTCTAACCGTAAATTTTGATAATTCACGATTTACTGCTCCTGTTTCCTGTTTCCAGCTTGCATTGCCTCCCCACATTGCACTTGCAACCGACCAGCTCTCACAAGGCGGACTAGCTATAATCAAATCAGGTTTAGGCAGTTTATCAAGCTCATCGAATAGCTTGTTATCGCCAAACATACGACTATAATCGGCTAAATTAAGATTAATAAAATGGTTATTTTTACTCTCAATATCTATGCCGATAGGGTAGATTTCCACCGACTTGTCAACTGACTGATTAAATAGCTCTGCGCCTTGCGTATAGCAACCATTACCGCTATCGAACAATGCCCAAACAATCATATCAATCACCTGCTTTATGGTTTACCTTTGCCATATTAACCATCGGTAAAATATCAACTAGCGGCTCGCTTGTATTATCAGTGCTTTCAGCTAATTCCAATCGTCCGCCAAGTGTTGCGTAACCAATAATATCTTGCCAATGGTCTGTTTCGTGCGAATTGCCATTAAGAATTCTTACTAGCTTTCCAGCTATCATTGTCAAAGCGTAATACTGCACTCCATCAATATTCTTGCGATTTTTATTGATAAGCTCCATTAACGCATTAAACGTAACAGAGCCTTGAATAAAATCCCCGTGCGTATTTTTTCTTTCGTTCAAAATATCTTCTGTTGTTGTCATTTCTTATCCTATTTGCCCTGCAAAGCAAGGAACTCACTTTGTTTAATTTCGGTTAGGTATTCTGGTATTTCTGGGAATTTATCACCGCAAAAATCCTCTGACTTTTCTGGTATTGATGCGATAAAGTAGTCGTTTGCAACACCACATACCGACACATAACAAGTGCTAACGACAAACACCCAGCAAGTAAGCTTTAATTTTCGCAACATAAAATCATTAAATCTTGGATATTGATTTAAAATATCTCTAACGCTTTGGATTTTAGCGTTAAACTCCTTACCAGCTTTTGTTCTGCGGTTGCCGGTGATGACAACTTTCTTATTTTCAACCATTTCGAATTTATAGGTCTTATCATCTTTTATTTTTGCATATTCAGGATTATCTAAACCACAAACAATTCCCCGTATATTACTATCGCTACCTATCCATCCTTCATAAAATGGGATAGTGTCAAAAATAGCATCAAGTTTTTTATCTCTGACCTTTCTATCTTTTTGCCATTGCTCATATAATGATTTAATAGGCTCAGCGCTTAATGCACATTTAAAATATCTAAAATTTGGTTGCACTATTATCCCCTCTTGTTCTTATCTGTGTAATTAACTAACTCACGGATTTTCTCACGCACAAGCTCCAAAGCCTTTTCTAAGCTACGTTCCTTTTCGTGTAATTCCGCTAATTCGTGTTCTGCTTGTTCTTTTTCCATTCTTTTACCTAAAAGAAAACCGCCTTGTTTGGCGGTCTCAATCATTTTTAACACTCGGCTTTTGCTTTCTTTCACAAATAAGCTCTTTCCGTCTGTTGTTGATATGAAAGAGTTATCACCTACTGGTTTAATGTAAAAAATACTATCAGCACAAACCTGTGTCTTTTTAAGCCCCTCGATAATGGTAAGTGTTATTTCTTTACCCATAACTCACCCCTAGAACGGAATTCCATCGTCAAAGCTATCACCTTGTTCTGCCATAGCACTTGATGGATATGGTTTAGCTTTACTTGTTTTCGCTTGTTTAGGCTCATCTTGGCGACCACCTAACATCTGTAAGTTATCGCCTTGAATTTCTGTGGTGTAACGGTCTTGTCCGTTGTTATCTTGCCATTTGCGAGTTTTTAAACGACCTTCAACATAAACTTGTGAACCTTTGCGTAAGTATTGACCCGCAATTTCCGCTAAACGACGATATAAC